ATATGTTTAGAGTTAGCATAAACAGGAGGTTGTCTATAAAAGAGGCTCCTAGAAAGAACTAGCCAATGTTTTAATCACCAGCTAGTTTTATAATTGTCTGTAGTATATCACATTTAATTTAATTTGTCAAGTACTTTATCTTGCACCACCAGTTAAATCGTATACAAATGTACCTTCTCTAACAGCAGTTTGGATATCTTCTTCATATCTATCCCAATCTTTAGCAGATAAACCTTTTACTCTAGACTCTGACCATACATTTCTATTAGTTGCTGTAGGCTCATCTGAGCGTTTAGTATTCGATACAGACTTGGCTGCTTCCTTTGTATCTTTTTTAGTAACCTTTTTAGTTTCTAATTTATACAAATCAATTGCTTTTGCAGCTGCTAAATGGTCTGTGTCATTTTCATATAAAGCAGATTGTATCCATTTAGGTTGTTCTGTTACCCATTGATGAAACTCTTCACTCATCCTTAAATCTATATAATCAGGATGTAGTTTAGATAATTCATTTTCTGCCTTTTCTACCTGAACCTTTGTTTGCATTTCATCTACGTATTTAAGTTTTTCTTCTACATCTTTACGAGCTTCTAATGCTTTCTTGGTTGCAATAGTTTCTACTATTTTAGCAACATCTGGGTATTTTTCAGACCATTCTTCTAGTTCTTCATCAGTCTTAGGCAACTTTACTTGCTTACGTGTAAGGCTTTCTACTTGCTGTTGAAGCTTACGTAACTCTCCAGTATGTTGCTCTTGTATCTGTTGAGTGTGTCTCCTGAGATCTCCGTATCTTTTCTTAAATGTTTTTTCTTCAGGATTTAAATCTTCTTGTTCTTCCGTTACTTCTGGTTTTTCTTGATTACGTTGAGACTCTAGTTCTTCTATTTCTTTGTCTACTTCTTCTATAGATTCTCTTTTGTAACGTCTACTCATTGGGGCAGTTTTAACTTCTTCTTGTACCATTTCCATTTTTATTTACTTTCTTTTCGGGGCTACTAGTAGCTTCTCACCATAAGAAGGGTAGTAGGTAGCCTAGATTATTAGACGTATCCAACGTCCTTTACGTATGTTCCTAAATCTTTACTAGGTGATAATAAGCCAGATGAAGGAGATAGATCTTTTAAGTCATCGTATTTGGCAAATATATCTTCACTATACCTTTCATTATTAGGATCAACGTATTGCTGATCTCCTCCAGTATTTAAGTATGCGGTTACTCTATTAACTGTTTCAACATTCATAGGTTCATCTAATCGTAAATATTGTTCAATCTTAGGATCGACTACATTTTCATTTAAAACACCCTCTTTAAAATTTCTATGTGCGCTAGGTTTGAACCTACGTTGAAATCCTTTAGGATCATTAATGTTACCTGCAAGATCAGTATTCTGTTGATCTACTGCATCTTCTTCAAAATTTATTTGTGTTCTAAACAAAGACTTTAAAACATCTCTATTAGTAGAACCTTCTGGTAATTGTGAAGCATCTTGAGGAGTAAACCCAAATCTTGAGATACGTTTTTCATTTGCGTAACCTGTCAAATCATTTTTTAACTTTTCGTTTTCAGCTACACTCATAGTATCACTTAACATTTTTTCACCTGATCTATACCTACCCATTACGTCTGCAAAGTTTTCAAAGTCTACACCGTATTTTCTTAATGTGTTTTCTAGGAAAGGATCTTTTGCATATTGATTACTACCATCTATTCCTGTAAATTGACGATTAGTAATATACTTAGCATCTTTCTGTCTTCTACTTAACTCTGCTCCTTCTAACTTAGGTTTATCTTTATATGCTTTGCTTGCTTCATCCCATGATTTAAAACCATAGGCTTCTGCTACAGGTGCGCGAGTTTTAGTTAATACATCTTTATAACTCATAAGACTAGAAGAAGGTAGTTGATCCATTTCAAAACCTGATGAAATAGGTACTATACCTACATTAGGAACAAAATTAGTTACCTGACCACCAGTATTATATCCTTTAGACATAAGACCACCATCACGTACTAATCCTACACCAGAAATAAATTGTTCTTTATACGCCCCAGTTGTAGGAGCAGAACTTGAAGCAACTTCTAACTCTGCATCAGATATAAACCCATCCATATTGTTGACTCCACCAGGAGTATCCATTCCTTCATTCATACCTTTTGCACCACCTTCAAAGGCAGCATCTTCTTTTTCACTAAAACCAGCAGGAGAAGCAAACGCAGCATTCATAGCTTCATCAATCTCTGCTCTTGTAGCATTAGGATTTTCTGCATAAGCTTTTTCAGCTGCTTCTTCCCTAGCCTCTGCTCTCATTTGAGACATATTTTCATTAAATTGTTCAAATTTATTTAAACCTGTTCTTATTGGTGGACCTACTGTCTCAAATGCAGTCATAGCTTGATCCATAAATGGGTCAAACTTTGGAGATGTAGGAGCTAAATCTAATTCAGTAGCCCCTGGTCCTATATCAGTATTAAAATCTGTTTCTTGAGAACCCATAGGATCAAACTCAACTTCCGCTTCAAATTCAACTTCTGCTTCTGAACCACCAAAAGGATCAAAGTCTGCTCCACCATCTTTAAGCATTACTGGTTCTGGACACATCATGCCTTTAGGTGATGCACTAGCTATAATTAATGTAGCACTTTTTTCCATATCGTCTGGAGATTCTACATCACCATTCTTTTTAACTTTAGGCATTTCATCATCATCATCTTCAGGCTTACCATTCTCATCTACATTTTCTACAAAACCTAAATCAGCCATTTGCTGTATCTCATCTAATACTGCCTGATGCATTTCAGTAATGTTTTTAAGACCTAGAAAATTTACAACATTAGCAGGTAGTACATACTCACCTTCAGACAACATAGCAGGTATATCATCAGCTACTTGTTCTGGTGTAGCTCCTGGTGGAGGATCAGCTGCATCATCTTCTTTGTCATCATCTACAAAGTCTGCTTCTACCTCACCACCTTCTTTTAGGTTTTGGTATTCCTGATCGTCAAACATTTCAGTTTCATCAGCCATCATACTCTTAGAGTTAAACAGATTAGCTATAAACTCTCCTATTTCAGGATCAGATTCCATAGTAACTTCTGGAGTATCATAGTCCATACCCTCTCTGTCTACCACACTATCTTCAGGCTCAATTGCCTGACTATAAGATATAGAATCTTCTTCTTCTTCTGGTAGCTCTCCATCATACTTGTCAAATGCTTTCTCATAATCTGATGCTGCATTCTCTTCAGGCATAGAAAGTTCTTTTACTTCTTTAGATTTTGGATTCATAAAATCACCAATATCTTCTAATTGAGGAATACTTTGAGTGGTTAAGCTTTCATCTGCATATGCAGAACCCATAGGATTTATAGCATTCATTTGTAATTCTATTGTGCGTTCTTCTTCATTAAAAGGTTCTACTCCTTCAAACTCCATAAGTTTTGGTTTATCTTTTGTAGCTTGAGGGGGTCTATCTGGATCTATTTTTTCTTCTTTAAGCATTTTTTCAGTTTGATCAGAAGATGCACTACGAGGTTTTTCTTTAGACATAGGAGGATTATAAAATTGATTTAATTTTAACTTTACATTTTTATGCGCTTCTTCTACCTCCATCTCAGGTGTAACTTGATCTAATCTAGTAAATATACTATCTGCCCAATCATTAATATTTTTTCCTGCATAATTATTTATATTTCTTTTTCTAGCTCTTAACTGTACTCCTTTTTCTTTAGGATTTACCGCATTAACAGCACTTTCAAAATTATTAAAATTTTCTATGCCTTTATTATTTACAGGAGATTTTTTTATCCATGATGCATATATTTGTGCAGCAATTTTAGGATCTGAAGCAAGATCTGGAGATTCTACTAAATTAATTCCTAATCTATCTCCAATCAACTTATAATTACCCTTACCAGTTAATTGAACAAATCCCCTACCTCTATATTCATAGCCATCATTAGGATCAGTATTTCCATTAATATTTTTATATTTTTTATTTGCATTTTTTTTACTGATATCTTCTTCTAATTTAGTAAAAAAAGTTGTTTCGTGATATGCTGTACCTAGTATATTTTTTAATCTTTCAGGAGAAATGTCTTTTGTAACTACACCTTCATCCATTAAAGATCGTAATAAAAAAGATCCTAAACCTGCAAATGATCTTGGGTCTGTATTAGCCATATTAAGTTCCTTTTAGTATTGTCTGTACTTCTACACGCATACTTTTTAATTTTCTTAGCATAGCAATAGCACCTTGCGCTCTGTACAGTTCTACTTCATCATCACTCTGCTCTAGCACACGTAAGGCATCATGCTTCTTACAGTCTAGGTACAAATTAAATAACTCTTCAAAATCTGGTGTATTAACTAACGGTAAAATGTCTCTAGCAGTTTTAACGTCAAGCATTACCACCACCTCCTTGCTGGAGCATAGCCATTAGTTCTGGTGGTATTTGTTGCCCTCCACCTTGAGGAGCTTGTGCCTGTTGTTGTTGCTGTTGTGTTCCTGCATTAGGTCCACCGCCTGTAGCAAATCCACGTTCTCCTGGTGCTGGTGCTTGACCAGTTCCTATATTACCACCACCTGCACCTGTAGGATCTTGGGCAGGAGCTTGTTCTTGCTGTTGCTGTTGCATCTGTTGCAGTAACAATGCCTGTCTAAATGCTTCTTCAGGATTGTTTGTTACTTTATCTACATCCAGATCCATAGTTGCTGCTATCTCACGCATGATGTATGGAAACTTAGCAAATGGTGCTAGTACAGGACTGCTTGCAATCTGTAAGAAACTAATAAGACGTTGAGATCTAACTTCATTCTTCATAAAACTTTCTGTGCCTCTAGCTCTTACTTCTAGATCACCACGTATCTCTGGATCAAAGTCAAACTGCATATTAAATGCAAACAGTGACTCACCTATTGGACGTAACATATAATCATCCATGTTCTTAATCACTGTACGAATAGCATTACTGGCTGCACCCATCAACATAGATATACCTGATGCAGTTCTACCTGTACCTTGCACACCAGTTTGTCCGTATGAGTATGATGGTAATCCTGATGACTCATCTGATAATACTCTTGCTTTATCAAACAACATCATATTTTCACTTGACACGTTTGGAAACTTAGTACCAAATATAGCTTGACCAGGCGCACCACCTTGTCTTCTAAAGATTTTACCAGGATATACTGTAAGATCCTGACCAGGTGCTAGGTTTGTTTCATCTACCTCAATCAATAGATTACCAGATAAGATAGCATTGTCAACTGCTAATCTCATAAAACCGTTCATTAATGTTTGGGTATCATCCATGTTCTCTGCTAGACCTACACCAAAGAAACTATATGGGTTGATCTCATATGGACTAGCAACATAAGGAATACGTTTAGGTACAAACGGATTAATGACTAAACGTATAACTTTATTGTTACACACCCAGCAGTTAATCTGTATCTCATCATCTGGATGGTCATCTATCTCTAGGTCTTGTTCTTGTATTATCTCTTTATCTATTGTACCCCAGAACTCTAATACTTCAAAGCGTTCTACATCACCACCTTCACCAGCAAAACCTTCACCACCAAAGTCTGAAGAAGTATCATTATCCTCTAGGTTATCTTCCCACCACTCTCTAGAATAATCTTCACCATCTTTGATAGCATCTTCTATCGCTTTACTTCTAAAGTATGGACGCTTCTTTAATGCTCTAAGTTGTGAACGTGTAAGCTTGTGACGCTCTACTACATATGTAGCATCTTCCATATTATGTGCATCTGGATCAGGATAGAAATCCCAAACAGATACGTGTTCTACTTTAGGTACTGTCTTAATTACTGGATCATACTTACCTTCATCATCCCAATTAGGATACTCTTTGTCTAAAGCAAATGGACCTTTCATTACAGCAGTACCAAATAGCACACACTCAAAGCAGGAGAACCTAAGATGTTTAGTGGCAGCAGATTCTTCTAGCTGATCACGTATCTTCTTCTCCATCTTTTTAGCAGCAACCATAGCTGGATGAAATGTAACAGAAGATTGTGTTTGTCCAGGTCCTTCTTTAAGACCTTCTAGATCTCCTAGTTCTTCTTCTAGTGGACCTAAACTATCTTTCAGTACGCTAGATGTTTGACCTGGCTCTAACTCATTACCGTCACCAGGAAAACCATAAACATCCTGAAACTGCTCCATCATTTTGTTTTGTTCTTGTTCTTTGGGATCTATGTGTACAGTATCTAACACACCTTCTGGTAATGTTGTTGGCTCTACACCAATAGGAAATCTATTCTGACTAAATAGAACATCTATAATCTGACCATAGGCAGCCAGTACTTTTGTTTTAGTTACCTTGATAAATACTCTTGACTTCTCAGTTTCTGTAAATTGTACTTCAGGACCGTATACACCTCTGTAATTTCTGTATGCCTGTATCCATCTTTCTTCATCAGAGTATCTTTTATTCTTTGCACGTTCAAATCTACCATTGACGTAACTAACTATATTACTATACGGAGTTTCTTTTACATCATCCTCTAAAACTAAGATATCATTTTCTTCTGCCATTGTTTTTCCTTTTTGGCTGATTACGTCTATTTGTAGATCTTGGTACAACCTTTAAATTCATCTTACGGTTATCCATTGGATTACCATTTACGTGATGTACCTCTGATCCTTTAGGAACGCCTACTGTTTTCTTCATTATTCTATTGGCTCTATTTCTAGAAGCCCTTTTAGCTTTTGCTAGTTTACCACCTGCCTTATGTTCTTTTTTATAATTTCTAGGTTTTTTCATATCAATACCAATGACTATATACAAACACACCGATGATAAGCACTAACCCAAGTATCATACCAGCATATGCCCAAATCATCTAATATCCAAACGTAGCATCCGATGCTTGGTAACGATGTTTAGGTGTATTCTCATACGCTACTCTTATATTAGTAGGTCTAGACATTATCATATACCTTAGTGCATCATATAAGTGATCTTCAGACTTAGTATCTACATCTTCAGGGTTTCTAGCATCCACTGGTAATGCTGCTATCTGACTGATCAAGTTCTTACAATTCTTTAATATCTTTAACTTAGGCTCATCAGTATCCTCATCAATCATCAGTCTCTTATGTAACTCTATCTTACCTGCAACTCTAGATCCTGGTGATCTATCTGATGGCCTAAATCTACATCCTTCTCTATTCATAGTCTCTGCTATTGATGGACCTACATCACCTCTCTTAGCCCAACACGAACTATCTAGTAATGCATCCTGTATTCTACCATCATCAGCTTCTACTTCCATAATCATCTGACCTAATTTATCTGCTGTCAAACGATTTACATACAACTCTCTATATATCCACAGACATCCATCATAATCTACTGCACCCCATAATATTGCTGAGTGCGCTGCATAACCAAAGTCTGCTGCTCTTATCTTAGTCCATCCATTTGGTATTTCAAAACTATCACACGTATGTACTGTCTTATCAAACTCAGGAAACGCACCTTCTTCAACTACATCCCAATCACCATACAGAAACTGTTTACGTTTTACTTCTGGTAGTGATGCCAACATAGCAACATAACTCTGATCTTGTGTGAGATACGGATTATCCCATACTGATGCTGCTATAAACTTTCTTGTTATTTCGCTTGACAGTGTTCTACCATCTAGCTCATACTCTATCTTCTCAGTTATTCTAGTGTTTGGTTCAGCAGGATCTATAAATAACTTCTTAACCCATGCTGATCCTATGTTACCTGGATTACCTGTAGCTCTCATATGCAAAGGTATACTAGGATCTGTAGTACGTAACGATGACTTTAAGAACTGCCATATATCTGAATTAGCATATTGTGGTAGCTCATCTATACCAATCCATGAATAGGACTGTCCTTGATATCTTAACACATCTTGTAAGTTTTCGCAATACCCAAATTCTATTCTAGCTCCACTTGGAAAGTACCACGTATTCTCTTGACTCTTAAATCTAGCTTTTGGTTCAGCTTTACGATATATCTGCTGCGTCTGAAATATAACATCTCTTAGTTCTGGCATCGAACGTCTTATAAGCAATGCACGATGAGCAGGTTTGTGTACATATCTTAATGGAGCTATAAGAAGAGAATAAGTTTTACCACCACCTCTTGCACCTCCATAGAAAACTTCACGTTCATTAGCAGAAAGAAATTGTGTTTGAGGGCCAGGATTTGGCTTGAAAACAACTTCAGGTTCTTTCTCTACAGAATCAGTAAAGTTTATAGATTCTTCTGGCTCCTTGCCATTGTCTAACTCTTTACTTAATCGTCTCTTCGCTTGATCTGCCTTGATTCGGGTTTGCTTTTCGGTATTTTTAAGGTCTTCGATTCTTCTTTGCTTAGGAGATAATTTGCGTCTGCGAGTTTTTCTCCTAGCATCCAACTCCTCTTCAGTCCATGCCAACTTGTGTAACCTAGTAGCAGAAAGTTTTCTACCAGTCTCATTTTCTAACCACGCCGCCACCTTTCGTACAGAGTGATTACCTTCACGAATTTGAGTAACCGCTTCATCGAATTTACTAAGGACTGCTTCATTAGGCATATACCATGCCACATTCCCTGCATCAACCTCGTAATCGTATCCATATGGGATTTTACCGATTGCTTTAATTTTTCTACGACTTGCATGATCAATCCTCTTTAGTGTCATCATCTTCCTCTAGGGGAGGCAATATCACAACAGCAGAAGCTACGCCCTTATGTTCGATCTTCTCTGTTTTAACTATACCAGTACGGTCTAGGATTTCTTTGGCAGCAGCTAGTTTATCTCTATTACCTAAAGCACTAGGATCATCTAGTATGCCTGACATAGATAGAACAGCTTTAGGAGCATTAGCAGCTAACATATTCTCTGCTCTCTCTATTATCTCACTCTTTAATTGGCGAATAAGTCTTGCAGGATACTCTGTTGAAGCATAACCTGCAACATTCATAGCTATACGAAAATTACCTTGTGCTACTCCAAACAAAGCGTTAAGAAATTTTTCTTGTTGCTCAGTCATTAGTAATACATTCCACCTCTCTTAGTAAAACCACCTGCTTTCATACCATATGGTTTTTGTTTCTTGTTCTTTTTCACACCAAAATAATCAAACTTATCTTCTGGTGCTTTATCTTTAGGTTTTGTATTTAATGCTTTTTGTAAATTTTTTAACTCATCACCTTTTATTTCTTTTTGTGTGTTATGATTAATAAATTTAACATTATATTCAGTCATGTTAATAACCCTTCTTGTACATCCCACCTCGTTTGGTGAAACCACCTGCTCTCATACCATATTTCTTTTTAATAGCACCGCCTTTGTTACGGCCCATTTCTTCTTCATCCTTCTCATTCATTTCACGATCACGTACCATCTCTTTTTTAGATCGTTTATCTCCCATAGCTTTTGCTAACCTAGAACCAAAGCTGTCTTTGTCTTTTGGTAAACTTGCCTGTCTAGATTTTTGATCTGATGATATAGTATCTTTACCACCTTTAGTTTTTTTCTTAGATCCTGCTGACGGCCCTAAAGGGTCTTGTCCTACAGTTTCTTGAAGACCTCTTAATCTTTGTGTTCTAAATCTAGTTGGTTCTTTATCTCCTAAATCTGTTCTAGGAGCAGATCTGCTATCTCCTTTTTCAAGTCTATCTCTTTTTCTATTAGCTTGAAATTTAGATAAATCATATTTTGTACCTTCTTTATCACTATTTGCTAATCTTTCAGCACCTAATGCAGTTACCGTTGCTCCACCACCAATAATTTTGGCTCTTGTAGACATACCTGAATCTTTCTTAGGATCTGGCTTTTTAGGAGATTCTTTCTTAGCTGCTGGTTTTTTAGTTTCTGATTTTTTAGTTTCTGATTTTTTAGTAGTAGGTTTTTTAGGAGATTCTTTCTTAGGTGCTGGTTTTTTAGATGTAGATTGTGTAGAAGAAGCTTTTTTAGGAGGTTGTACACTAGATTGAGAATTAGTTTTAGATAGTTTTTTTCTAGCTGCATCTTTAGCACTCATAGCTGCATCTACTTTATCTTTACCAAAAAATTTATTAGCTGCTCTCTTTAAACCTTCTTTAGTTGCACCTTTAGCTAGTGTTTTTCCAGCAAGTAATCCAATAACAGCTTTTAAACCAAGACCACCTACACCACCACCAAGTACATATGGTCCATACTTTAAAGTTTTCTCTGCTAGTTTTTTTTGTGCAGAACTTTGTTTTTGTTGTCTAGTTCTTCCAAAATCTTTTTTACTTTTACTCTCTTTTACTTGTCCTGGTACTGACATAATTATGTTCTCCTATATGATCGGGTCTTCCTTGCAATTCGCTTGGGTTGTTTTACGTGTTGCTTCCCTGCTTTCTTGCCTTTTCTTTTTGCCTTAGTCGTAGCTGCATACTCAGCGGAACTAAGCGACTTAATTGCTGCTGAAGGAAGATACCTTTCACCAGTAGCTTTCGGGCCTTGCGTAGATGGTTTACCTGATTTGGTACGCCACTTCTGCTTTCCCCATTTCTTTAAACTTCTTTGTGGTGCTTTCATTTTTCTCTAGAGTTCCATAAATCAAATAGTACTTTTACTTTTTCTTTAAGTGTGTCTATCTCTCCATGCATTTTAGCTAACACTATAACTAAGGTTACAAAACCAAATGCTATAGGCCAACCAGATACAATTACCGACCAAGTATCGTCCATGTCACGACTTATAACCTCCCCCAGCTTTTTTAT